GTCCTTTGGCGCCGCATGTGATCGGGCTGGGAAGGACCCGCGAGGGGGGTGGGGTCATTTGGCAAAGCCTCCGATCACGACGCGCAGTTCGCGATTGATGTTGGCTTCGAACTTGTCGAGCATGACCTTCTGCACGACCTCGTTGATGCGCTTGGTGTTGAACATCTGTGGGATGTCGATGGTGCTGACTGGCTTGATCGGCAGCCTCCCCTTGCCGACGCGAATGAACATCGTGCGCCCTTTGTTGCCGATGAATGCGCCGGTGATCGTCTTTTTGCCGCCGGTGCGCTTGATCTGGAATTTGATCTGAGCCAGCTTCCCCTTCTTCGTTCGCTTGGGTAGCGCGCCAACAAAGGCGATGACGTTCATCGACCGGCCCTTGCCCTTCCTTGTCGCTTCCAGCGTGGCCTCGAACTTATAGACGCCGCCCTTTGAGCTGGCCTTGCTAACATCAAGCCTGTCCTTTGCCGTGCCCACGCTGATGCGGAACTCCTTGCTGATGTCTCTGGCCATCTCGGTCTTACCCTGCGTGATCGTGGCATTGAGCGCGCGGACCATTGCGCGGTTGCCAATCTCATCGGAGACCTGGCTGAGTTTGGCGATGACCTCGGGAAAGTTGGTGCGCACGTTGAGAGTGATGCCGCTCATGGTTTGGCCTTTCGTACTGGCATAAGATCGTCCCCGCTCACCGAGAATGCACACGTCTGGACCGGGTTGCCGATGGTGTGGCCGTTTTCGCTGGCGTAGAGCAGCCGGGCTTCGCCGAAGGCCTCACGGCACTGAGCGGCAAAGTCGGCACAGATCGGCAGATGCTGCCTGACCCACTTCGCTGCGTCTGCCCTGGCTGGAGCAACCGGAGCCGGACACACCCTCTCTGACACACCCCCCCCTAAAGGGGGGTGTGTCAAGAGTGTCCGGCGTTCCGTTCCTTGCCTACCTTGCAAATTGCCTGTAACCCGCATGGCTGTTGCCTTTCCGCTGATTTCGTTCTAACCCGTTCCAGAGCGTTCCAAACGCATCGGAACACCAACCAAAACCACCCTCAAATTCAAGACGAATCTTCCCCGTTGCTCGCTTTTCGAGCCTGTCGAAACACTCACGACCATCGATCTGTCGCACCTGGTTGCCCTGTCATTCATCGTATGGCGGAGGGGCTTAGTTGTTATGCTTTTCGCTCCCCTGAGCGCCCGGACTTGCGCCTTTGCTTGTCCATCGTTCCCGGCCTTGCGGCCTACCTTGGGCAGTGCGTCATATCACATGATCGATCGTGCCTCCTCTTCGCCGGCCTTGGTCAGATGCCATCCGCGCCGGCGATCCTTGCCGACCAGCTTCGATTCCAGAAGACGGCCCAGAATGCGATGCACCTTGGATTTGAGCGGCTTACCCGTCGACGAGATAAACCCGCACAGCTCCGCCATGTCTGCAAACGTCCAGTCCTTTCCTAGATTCATTTCATAGAGCACCCTGTTTTCATCTTCCCGCTTCCGTTTAAAAATCTCGCGTTCTCGATCTTCGGCAATCGCCATGGCGACCACCGTCGGCACCTTGCGCCCGAACTGCTCAAGCGTCAGCGCCTTGTATTCGAACAGCAGCGGATCGAAGTCCGGCCCGCGCTTCTTTCTCGTCCAGTGCAGCTCGCTCGACTCGCCATCGGCCCATACGGTAAGATTGGTGTCGATCTCGTTGAGGAAAGCCGAGCCGCCTCGCGGAACACAGCATTCCTTGCTCGCCGACCCCGTCGGGTGGCAGTTGGCCAGCACCGAAGGTCTACCCGGCAGCCTGGTCAGATCACGCAGCGCCAGGGCATGCCAGAGCGCCTTGACGTTGTCGTTCTCGTCATCCCCGGAGAAGTACGCCACCGAGGTATCGACCAGCACGAAGGCCAGATCGACCATGCCCAGCTTGACCACATCCTCTTTCAGCCCGGGGAGAATCGTTTCCAGAGGCCCGGACTGCGGATAAACCCAGCAAAAGCCGTCGATGCTCGATGGCTGCAGATCGAGCGATTCGAGCGTGGCCAGCAGGCGCAGGCGGAAGCCGTCCTGGTTCTCGCCGCACAGGATCAGCACACGACCGCGCGCCACTGTAAGATCGGCAAACGGGATGCCTGCAGCAATGCAGACGGCCATCACCAACGAGACGGCCGTCTTGCCGTGGTTTGTGGGAGCGGTAAGCGCGTAGAGATACCCGGCCTGGATGACGCCCTCGACCAACCACACCGGCGGCTCGATGTCGTTGAGAAACTCGACGACCGTGACGCAGCGCACTGAGGGACGATCGACCACATCCGAGCGGATCGGCCGCACGTTCGACAGCCCGGCCAGCGCAGCGGCCTGCGCTTTGGCCAGCGGGTCGATGGGTTCGGCCATCATGCCGCCCTCGCCGGGACATTGCCGAGCTTCTGCCCGAGCCACGCTTGCGCTTTCTCTGCCAGCGGCCCGAATATCCTGGTGAATTCAGCATCACGCGCGGCATCAAACAATTCTGTTCCGTAAACCCCCGCGCGGCGCATCAATGACCACGATCGATTGAAGGCCAGCGCTTCACCAAGGCGCGAGATCGGCACCGGCCCGTCATCGGCATAAAACCCGGACGGACAGCTTGCCGAGTGCCAACGTTCAAGGCGCCAGATTCCGTCGTCGAACTCGCCCCAGATCGATGCCGCGCCTGCGGCGTAGAGCATAGTAGCGGTGGCATAGAACAGCGCCGGGCTGCACGCGCCGAGGATCAGGCAATCGAGCGCAACGGCACACGACCAGTCGAGCTCGTGCGGCAGCATATCGACCCGCACCTGGATGTGCGCTGTGCCGGAACGCAGCGCCAGCTCGCGCCCTGCGGCATCGTCATGCACGGCGACGATCAGCAGCCCGATGCGCTCGCCGGCCTTGCGCCGACCGATCAGCGGGCGACCACCGACGGGTGGCTGCGGCCAGCGGGCTGGGCTGGATCCCCGCTGCGCCATCATGCAGCTAGCTCATCGCGTAAAACATCAATCTGAACATCGGGCGTAAACACGCCGAGCACGCGGCCCGCCCAGTCGGGGACCGCGAGCATGGCAGTCAGGCGCGGAGAATCAGCGTCGAGAAGGTCAAACTTGCCCGAGCGGAAAATGATAGCCTGTGGCCCGCTACGCGCGACCAGGCGGCGATACAGCCGCTCTAGCTTGTGGTCATCCATGACGCACGATCCCGCGTCTGGCTTCGGACGCCTTACGCAGTGCAAAATCGTCACGACAGGCGCTGTCGCAGAAGCGCAGATCGTCGATGACATTGGCCAGGCAGTTGTAGCACCGGCCTGTTGCGCGAAGCGTAGGCGCGGCCAGCGTTACGGCCTGGCGTGCCAGATTGATGAACAGGGCTTCAGTGTCTTGAGCGGCGTCGACGATATCCATCAGGCCACCCGACGCATGGCCGCTGTGGCGGTGATCGTCTCGATTCGGATAGCCATGTGATGCAGCGACTTGGTGGCCTCGACGAACTCGCGCTGCAGGCGGGCGATCTGGTCTTCGGGTTCAACGGATACGGGCTTCAGGTAGCCCAAATCAAGCGCCAGGAACTCCATGATGGCGCTGTTGCCTTCGGCTTTGGCCAGGCGGGCGATCAGCAGCATCTGCTCGGGGGTGAAATGCTCGCGGCGGTCTGGGTTAAGACAGTCACGCACGCGGCCTGCTGCTTGGTCAACGGGCAGGTCAGGGTATAACAGGGCGCCAAGCTTCTTGTTGCCTCCTATGGCTTGCACGGCCTCACGCATTGCGTCGATGATTGATTCGTGGATCAGTGACATCTGCATGGTGCTCCCTCCTGTTATGGCGTGTCCGCGCCTGCCCGTTATTCACGGACAGACGCGGACAGCGGATTTTGGTGAAAAAAATAGACTGCAATCATGGTTACAGCGACCTCAGGCAAAAAAAACGCCACGACCCAGGGGAGTAGGTCGTGGCGCAAAGCGTTGCGGCGGAGTTGTCAGACACCGCAACTTTCCCCGAGGGAGACGCGGGAAAACGGGAAGAGGGCATCAAGCCGCCTCTCTTTGTTCGATGGGCAGGCCATCGTCGGGATTAGGGTAGACGTCGGGGCGCAGCTCGTGCGGGGTGACTTTCCAATCGACGGACTGGCAGATGCTGATGACAGCTTCAGCGGGCGGGACTTCCATCTTGACGCTGTTGAGCCAGCCCCAGACATGCACCTGGCCGATCTTAGTACCCGGCATTCTGGCCTGTATACCGCGCGCCAGATGCACCTGGCCGCCAGCCAGATCGACCGCTTTCTTGAGAGTTTCTTTTGACATGGACGTCAATATAGGCCCACTAATTCGGAAAGTCAATAAGTCGGCTACTTTGACTTGAATAAATATTTCTATAACCATGCTTATATGAAATTCGGCGAACGATTAAAACACGCACGGCTTTATCGTGAACTGAAGCAGACGGAACTTTCCGAAAAGTCGGGAGTCAGCCAATCGCTGATTTCCCAGCTTGAAAGCTCGGAGACAGCCACCGGATCGGAATACACCAATCGCCTAGCCAATGCGCTGACTATCAGCCCGGACTGGCTTGCTGACGAGATCGGCGATATGATTGCTATTCGTTATCAGACTTCCGACAAAAAGATCAGAGCGGTGGCCATGGTCATGGAGCAACTTCCTGACTATGCCCGCGATGCGGTACTGAAAAACATCAGTGAAATCGCGGCTTTGATCAATCAGGCCAAAGAGGAAAAAAACCAATGAAGTTCAGCGTATTGATCCTTGCCTTGATTCTTTGTCAAGGCGCCGATGCTCAAACATACCGATGCGTCAAAGATAACAAGACCATTTATTCCGACCAGCCATGCAACACGGAGACCGCCAGGAAACTCGTTGAGGAAAAAAGCGCCGAACCAGTTCAGGTTAAGCCGGTATTCAACGAGTATAAAATTGTCATCGAATCGCCGACAGTTCAATCGCCAATCGTGCCCCTGCCCAGCAAGCCCATTGCTCGCGCGCCTGACAACGAAAGGCCGTGGGGATTAATTCTGTTAATCGCCGGCCTGTATTTCCTGCCGGCCATCATTGCCGGCAGCCGAAAGCATCACAACGAAACCGCCATCATTCTGCTTAACATCCTGCTCGGTTGGACGGTTATCGGCTGGCTCGCATCGCTGATCTGGTCCGCCACGGCAATCAAGCGCGTCGACAAAAATAACAAAATCGCCGGCTGATCGATCCCCGCATTTTAAAGCGCCCGACTTGATCGGGCTTTTTTTCGTCAAAAAATATGAGGGGGCCTATTGACAATAAGAATTAGTACGCCTATATTACCCCTCGTCAGCACAGAAAGAGCCATGTTCTGCGGTCGGCTGGGCACCTCCACCACCCACCGACCGGGCCGCAGACCATACCGTCACCTTACTCGGGTTGAGGTCTGGAACAAATGAAAAGGGAGTTTGGCGATCCCCTGGACGTGGCTCTTTCTGTGCTGACACCGATCAATCACCGGAGGGAAAAATGGAATCACCAATCTACACCCCGTCACCGATCCGCGAGCAAACCGCATTCATGGCGGAACTGACCAAGCTGCGCCATGAGTACGAGGCCAACATGGCCGCGCTCTATGCCGGCCAGGCCGAATACAAGGCGGCGCATAGCCTGGTCGAAACCGTCAAAAGTTTTGGCTTTGGCGAGCTTGACGATTTGAATATCTACGTGGCCATTGACGATGGCTCCCTGCATATGATGGTCGTGGTCCACGACCGTGTCGACGCACTGCTCAAAGCGTTCGAAATCACAGGCGTCGTCCCTTCCTCACGCCTGAGCGCCAGTTGTAGGCGTTTGATCATTACTATCCCCGGCTATCCGCGCCTTGAGTTCCTTGCGCCGGCCGAATCGATCTCCATGCAGGAGGTCAAATGCGCCGCCTGATCACCACCATGCGCCGTGCGCTGGCACGCATCCGCATTCGTTGTCTGGAGATCGAGCTGCACGACCGCACCCAGGCGTTGCGACACGTCACCCCTGACCAGCTCGCCGGCCTGTGCCGATCGCGCCGGCAGACGCAGCGCGAGCTGCTCGCCGCCGGCAGAAGTACATCGACCTGCTTGAGCCGGGAGACTGCCCGACGTGGAGGGTGGCATGAGCCCGTGGATATCCATTTTTTTGGTCTGGCTACTGGCCAGCTTGCCGTTCGCTTACGTCGTCGCCCGGATTATTTACTTTGGTAGCCGCGACGATGAGTAACCCGATGATCGCCGACCCGCTCGGCTGGATGCTGCCGTATTCGTCTGGCGAAGACCACCCCGACACGGCACAACTCAAGGCGCGCGTCCAGCACCTGGCCGACATGGCCTGCCAGATAGACTATCTCAAAAACTACCTGGCCGACGCTACGCAGCGCGACCGTCTAGCACATGCGTTATGCCTGATTCATGATGTGGTCGAGCACTATGATATCGCGCACGGCTACTACATTTATGCAGCGGACGACGCCTAATGCCACAACCTACTCAAGCAGTTTTGCCGCACCTGATCGCCAACCTGGTGCAATCGGTTAGCGCCTATGAGCAACAAAAGGCCGAGGAAAACACCGACAACCATCTGCCGCCGCGGCAGGCGGCTGCGGCTCGGGCAATCCGTCAGTCGATTGTCGAGTGGCTGGCGGAGACCGGTCCGGCGACGGCGACCGAGGTGGCCGAGCAATTTCACTATCACCCGACCACGGCGCATTCGTATCTTAATCGGATTGTGCACGACGGACAGGCC